TTGGCTAATTTACGAAATGACTCGTCAGTCTCTTTTGCCCCTTGACGTAGGTCTTTAAATGCTTGATTCATCTCACCAATCTTTGGAATAAGGTTCTTAATGAACGCGATAGCACTTGCAATTGCGATTCCAATAGCAGCAAACTTTAAAATAAGAGGAGCTATAGCTGCTATAGCACCTGTTACAAACGGTAGGATCATGTCGATAAGTGATGAAAACCAGCCCTTCTTCTTAGGTACTTTATCCCATCCTACCTTTTTTACCCCCTCAACAGCTTTTTTAGCTGGAGTGACCTTAGTTTTACCCTTTGTATCTTTTGGTGGATCTAGCTTCTTTTTAACCTTATAATATACTTCCCAAAAGATTGTAGCTTCCTTAACAACTCTTTTTTCATCTACAGTACTTAACTTTGCCGTTTTTGCTGCATCCCCTGCAACACTGCTTTTCTTTTTACTGTCCTCATCTTTCTCCTTCTTCGCGAGGTTATCGGTTTTCGAATCTTTTCTTTTAAAATATACATCCCAGAAAAGAGTAGATTCAAAGGCTAGCCTCTTTCGTTCGTTTACAGTTGGGATCGGCCTGACTTCATCCTTACCGATAATTTTCTCACCGCCTGAGTAGTCGGCACCCATTTCTTTCAATCGCTGCTGAGCTTCAGCTACGTCTTTTGCATTATTTATTGGAGGTGGTTGTGGCACATATATATTTATTCTGTGCTACCAGAATCAAAAAATAAAGAATCGATTGAAACGTTATTATCACCTACTGTCAATAACTCAGTATTATAAGCGTTGACTGTTTCAATATAGTCAGAAATCTCAGAATATATAGCGAGCGGAAACTTTTCTACTAAATTCATCCGGTCAGTTACCTTAGTATTAGACATGTCAATTGTAATTTCGTCAATTTCTACCTCTTTTATATATTTTACAATTTCAAGCATGTAAAGAACTCCTACTTCCGTTTTAAGGTCGTGCCCTTCTGCTGATAAATCTGATGAACCTTTTTCAAGTAACACATTCTCATCTTGTAGAGTTGGAATTGATAAATTAACTTTTAAATTTTTATACTCAATTAATTTTTCTTCTTTAAACTGCAATTTGTGCTTTTTAATTTTATCTAATACTATTTGCAAATCGATTTCGTCTCCATTATCAACATATTTTGTACCCAGAGCTTCGACTCTTAGGCCTATAATAAATGGTATCTTATCAAATATTTTTAAATCTTCCGCCCCCGAATTATCCAGTATAATACTATTTAGAATTCTGCTAAAATCTAACGTACCCTTAACACCATCTAATGCAGAAGATATTAGATCCTTTTGTTGTTTTAAATTTAGTGGGGTTACTGTGACTGTCTTCTTTTTTGATGGTAAAAAAATCTCAATGCCATCATCACCAAGCTTATCTAATTTTGAAATAAGCTTTGATACGTTATTGCTCATATGAATATTTAATTTATATTCTGCTTTTGCAAGCTCTCATTCTCTCGATCTACTTCTTCTTTATATAACTTGTAATAATCTTCTATCTCTACGAAAGTACAATTTAATAAGAAGGTTATATCTTTCATTCTTCTACATAGCGTAAAAATCATTTGTCTGTAATCATTTCCGGATAATATATAAAATAACTTTAATATAAAATAAGGAAATTCTTGCGATAATACGTTTAATTCAACTGCTTCTATATCTAACCGTTTTTTACCTTCAATAAGTTTTAAATTAAAAAAGTCCTGACTATCATTAACAAATTTAGTTAAATCTTTATATAGAGATTTTGGAAGACCACTTAAAATTTGTGTGTGTTCTTCGTCTGTAACTTCATTTAGTATAATTTTTTCACTGTCTATTTCTATACTACGAATTAAAGAAAAAATAAAATCAGAATTACCACAGTTAAATTGGGTAGGAAAGCTTAATTCATATTTTATATCATCAATTATGATTGTTTTTGTTCTGCTTTCTATATCACCAATGTTTTTAAGAATATAAGCTATCTCTACATCAACTGATCCTTTGTTAGAGTTTATAGAAATATTATCACCTATACACTGTTGCCTGAGTAGTAGTAATGATAAAAACTTTTCTACTATGTTTAAGTTTTTGGTAACTATAAAGGTCTCTAGATAGTCTATTGCTTCTGCAATAGTTAAATTATCATATAGACAGAATTTTCTTAGGTCCTTATATAATATCTCTTCCAATACCACTTCTTTTTTGTTTGGAAGCGTAAATTGAAGTTGCATACGTTTAATTAAGCATTAACGCGTAATATTATACTTCGAGTGGTCTATAATTTTTACAACCAAAAGTGACCGTCTTTACAGTAAAAGGAGCATCACTATAATTAAGGGTATAAGGCTCGCAGAAAGTAGGAAACACGTCGTCAAAAATAAACCCTTTACGTCGACGCATTCGATTATCATATTGCTCAACCATTATATTATCTGCTTTTAACTTATCATTAATTAGCCCATCAATAGCTATAGCAATCAGCCATGGCCTGAAAAAGGTATGCTCGATATCAGTCTTAGTTTCAAAAAAGTTAATAGTCAATCCTCTACTTAAAAATCCCTCTCTTTGTGTGACCCCATATCCGGGTAAAAACCCCCCTCTATTCTCTTGGCCGAATTCACCAAAACTTGTTTGCTCGCCTGGAATTGAAACTTCTTGAGCTACTAAGATACTACCATCTGCCGACGTATAGTCTTCTGGTAAAGTTAATGCGCGCCATTTTTCTCCAGCTTTGTCACATGCTGTGTCTACAGCTGTCTTAAGCGTGTTACTAGCGGCGATGGAGACTTTCCATAAAAATGGTTGAGAGAGAAAGTACTTACTATTACTACTAAATGCGTGTAGAAAATTGTCGACTTGCCGGCCCATAATATTATTTAGGACTAAACGTCTTTACCAGCAAATTAACTAAAGTCTCTATAGTAATGATAAGCAAATGTGGTGTTAAATGTAATTACTTCACCGGTACCTTCTGCTATAGTATATCCAATTTCACCAATATCTCTTATTGAAGCTCCTACGAGTTCAATATTCCTGACATCGTTTAATTGCTTATCGATTTGAACAAGGTTAATTACTGACTCGTTACCAGGCAAGCTATACTGACCAGTAGAGGTATCATTATTCCAAACAGCTCTAGAAGCTGCTTCTAGTTTAGTTCTAAGATCACAATCTTCATCATGATAGAAATCGATTGAATACCCTGCGGCATTTTGATATGTTGCACGCCCTGGAAGTTGAAACTCTTGACCAAAGTAACTAACATTTTTATTTTCTATGGTTCTTCCTGGTAAAGCAGCTGTTTTAGCATAAACCAGATCTTTATCACCATCAAATCGAATTACAGATCCTGGTGTAGGTCCTGTTACATCGATTTGTTTTACACGGAATAAGAAATCTCGAGAAAATTGCTTATAAGCTGCCCTAGTAAAGAAGTCTTGAATTGTTGTTGCCATATTATTATTTATTAAATGTTTTTATTAACCCCCAACTAACTCTTGGAAATTAGCATCTGTTCTAGTCGCGTAGAAGTTAACTAAAATAAACTCTGCCGTTCTAGTTGGTTTGATGTAAATATCAACCACTAGCTCATTAGCATCAATAACTGCCGCCGTGTTGTTTCTCTCATCACACACAATCAAGTAGTCATATAAGCCTTCGTTATTCTTAGCTCTCTCAAAGAGCGGGGTAAGTGTATTAACGATTCTCGTTCTAGTAAACTCTGTGTTTTGTTCGAATACGAAGAATCTTGAAGCTTTCTTAGTTGGACGTTCTAATGCTAAGAACAACCTTCTAACGTTAATCCTATCAAACGCACTTGGCTTCTTCTGCAAGGTCTTCTGTCCAAATATGACTTGACCTTGTGCTGGGAAGAACGCTACTGGGTTAATGTTAGCTTTATAAAACTCGTCACGCTGCTTTTGATTTGGGTTAACTGCAATGTCAATAGCGTCAGTAACTAAACCTCTATTAAATCCTGCAGGAGCAAACCATGGGAAAGCTACAGCGTCTGTTCTTGCCATTGTGGCTGCAGCAAACGGAGAGAATGGAACCCATACATTTTGTCCTGAAAAATCATCGTTGATTTGAGCCCAAGTACCATATGTTGCAGCGTAAGAAGTATTTTCATTCTCAAACTGGTGTTTCACTGGCCAATATACATCGGTTTGAAAGTTTCTAGTACTATCAGATAAGACCTTTGTATTTTCACCTTTTATAAATATCTGCCTAATTGGATCAGCAACAAATATGCAATCACCTCTACTACCACCATCATATGGTGGCTTAACAAACTGCTCAAACTTATTAAAGATAGTTGAATAATTATTTCGCAGAGTGAGCGCTGCCCCTACTGCTAAGTCATTAGATGTTCTTAACCCTTGAACCGCACCGGAAATTGTTGAATTATATGAAAACTCATCGTAATAATCAGTACCAGCTGCCTCAGATATTGCGTAAATAGTGCCTAAACCAGCCTCTACGACAACATCGATATCATAAACTTCATCATTTCTTATTCCATCTAATGCTCTTTCGAGTTTAGTTGGAATGTTTCCTAGAACCTTATCTGTGACAGTTGAGTCTGTATAAGCTCCTAATGGGTAAATGTTATTAGCATCGCTAGATATTATATCCCCCTGTGCACTATTCAATAAAGACGTAGTATCAAATCCTACTGCAGCTTCTGTTGCTGTTGTTAATGAATTTCCTAATACGCGAATTTTCTTCCTAGGAGTACCATCATCATAAAGCTGATCACCACCAGTTAACCGACTAGAAATATTATCATTAACTAATACTGTAACGTTCCGCGAATCACCGAATTTATTTCCGATGTAAGCAGTTACATTAGGCCCTGAATCCGGATTTAATTGCTGTCTATGAGCGTTAATTGACCCAGCAACTCCATCTGTAAGTACATAATCAAGTTTAGTTGCCTCATTAGCAAATACCGATTTACGTAATTTAAATATACCGACACTCAAATAATCATCAAATGATCTACCACCAATATCGTAATCCGTGAGATTTTCAGCAACCTCTGATACACTATTTGATGTCCCGGTTAAGTAATCGGCAGACATCTTAAATGTTAGGGTACCTGTTGGTATATCTGTGTATGCACTTGCTGGGGTTCTTACCGTACTTGATGTAATCGATTTTGCTGCTGTTAAGCTTATAAAATTACTTCCAGGATTCATGTTGGTATTATCAATAAGTCCAACATAGAATCCTTCTTTTTTGTTATTATTTGTAACTTGTGCTTTGTTTATAACAATAACACCTGCGTTACCGAGCACATCAATACCAGAAATTGCTGCAGTACCGGTATTTCTGTCCCCCCAATTAATTGCTGAGCCGTCAATAATACCCAAGTACTCAGATTCTGTAAGCGAGAAATGTAATGGCTCACCTAATACAAATACAGTAGAAAGGTTTGGCGTGTTAGTGTCAGTGAGTGTAGGTCGAATTCCATTGTGATTAACCGATGTCACAGGATAAGCTAAAGCTGAGTACTTAGAACCAAAACCATCTCCTGCACCACTACCATATGGTAATCTACCAGCGTATACAGTAGCCGGTGAATTTAATAACTGACTAATGCTATAATGGAAATATCTTTCAGATGAATTAGTAGGAGGCCCAAATATTTGGAGCAATTCCTGCTTCGTTGTAATATTAAGAACCTCGTCTATTGGACCTTGCTGAGCAAATCCAGTAACGTACATATTGGTTCCGACATTTGCTGGTGCTGTAAGTGAAAGGTCAGATTCTCTAATTTC